ATGAATTTCTGGTTTGAGATGGCAGTCAATGCCGTGGAAGTAACGCTGATTCTCAGTTTTCTGGTGCAGTATTTCGGATATAAGACGGAAACCTCAGCGAAATACTGGGGAACCGCATTGATATGGATTCTCTCGTTTTGCATTGTAGCGTTTTTCTCGTGGACACATTTGTATGAAAATTATGCAAGCTCATTGCAGATTCTGGTCAATATTCTATTTTGCGTTACCCTATTAAGGGGTAATATTTTCCAAAAAATATTCGTGTCCGCGTTTACTATGGGTCTGGTGGCCATTACGGCAACGCTTACAACACTGCTGGTGGCCAAGCTGTCCGGTAATCAGGTGGCGTTTCTGTTGAGTCATTTCAGCGGGATTCGCGTTACGTCCATCTGCCTGACCAAGCTGTTGTTTTTTGTTATCACGCGGATTATTCTGCGTATCAAGGAAAGCGGAAAGCTAAAAGGGATGGACGTTATCGCACTGGTAATCGTACCGATGCTGTCCGACCTGGCTATTACATTGATGATGTATGCGGCGATACAGGAACCGAGCATTCAGACGATTGTTCTGTATGCCGTAGGTATTGTATTGATACTGAATATCGTTGTCTACTTTTTGTTTATCCGTTTGGGCAAAGCGGGAAAAATCCAGACCGAAATGGCGCTGCTCGCGCTGCAGAACGAATGCCTGCAGGAAAACGCCAAGGACATTGAGAACATGTATGACACGGTTCGTGCGCTGCGGCATGACCTCAAAAATCATCTGCTCTGCATTTTATCCATGGCGGAAGAACGGGATGTCGAGGATATCGAGCAGTACACAAGACAGCTTCTGCAGCAGCAGAATACTGTCAACAAGCTGATCATGTTTTCGGGCAGTAAGGTGCTGGATGCGATCATCAACAGCAAAAGCGCAGCCGCGGAACGGGCAGGCGTTCGGCTGAGTGCTATTATCACAACCCCGCTGGCGGGTATTTCGCCGGAGGATATTACCATCATCATCGGCAATGCGCTGGACAACGCGATTCGTGCCGCAAAAGACAGTCAGCGCAAGGTGGTGGATATTCATATTCAGCCGCAGGGAGCATACAGCTCGATCGTGATTGCCAATGATATCGCACATCCGGTGCTGTCGGACAATCCGGCACTGCGTACCACGAAAAATATCCGGTATCGCCACGGCTTCGGCATTCAGAATATGCGGCAGGCGGTGGAACGTAATCAGGGGCTGATTCGGTTTTACGAGCAGAACGACCGATTCATCCGCGATATTTTGCTCCTTAACGTGCAAAGCAGGAACGAATAACGACTAAGCAGGAATAGCCGGTTGCAATTTCGGTGAAAAGCAGTTATCTTACAGATAGACCATGACAAATGCAATGTGCATGGGTTATCTGCTGAGATAACTGCTTTTTTGAGGTGAGTCCGATGGTATGTTGAAATGAAAACCGGTAAGGTATGGATAGTGATTAGAGAGCAAACAGGGAGGGTTAAATGATGAACAGATTTCGAAAAATACTGAGCGCCGCGCTGGCAGGCTGCATGGCGGTCTCTGTGCTGATGATGAGCGCCGGTGCGGCGAATACCGGCACAGAAGCCGCACGCGAGAAGGCCATTTACGGCAGTCAGGCGTGGACGGTGAACGGTGCGGCAGCCATTCAGCACAGCGACGGCACAGTAGAGCCGGTACCGGAGTTCTCGGCGCTGTATCCCGGGTGGACAGTGCCGAAGCAAGCGGCTTCGGTATCGAGTACGGCACTGGCTGAGGTGGCTGATGTCGGTTCGCATTCGATCAGCGGCTATTACCGAAATGTGTATTTGACGCAAGATGTGAAGTACAAGCCGTTTTACAGTTTTCTGGGAAACGGTGAGACGGTCAGTGTGTTTGCGGTGACGATACCGGGCAGCAAATACAATCTGGGCATTTACAACGAGACAGCGCAGCAGGATGCAGGCTGGCTGCCGAATCTCTCTAAGGGCGATCGCGTGCTGCTGCAGACCGCAAATGGTGTATACTGCTCGATTCGCGCAAGCGTACCGTTAAATATGCCGATTGGGTATTCGCGCATGAAGGTAGAGGAGGCAGGGAAAATCGAAAATGTGGGAAAGAACTGAAACTTTTGGGTTTCAGCTCTTTTGGTGATGCGGAAATTGTGCTTTTGCTGCCGAGCGGTAGCATATGTTCTGAAACGATATCCGGTCATCCTAAAACTCGTTAAAAAGGTGCTGAACCTGCACTAAAATCAGCACTAAAATGAAGCGCTGCGATTTTGGTAGACACTCGTGGTAGACACCACTTTTTCGCAAATTACATCACAAAACTAAACACTGTAAAAAGTATAGAAAAAGAGCTGAAATCAAAAGATTTCAGCTCTTTAACTTGGTGCGGATGGGGGGACTTGAACCCCCACGTCCTTGCGAACACTAGCACCTGAAGCTTATATGGTTGTTTTGAAATCTGTCAACCGTGATGCGTGGTTTTGATGTGTAAAAGTGATGATTTATCTGCGTTTTTGTATACGATTTGAGGTGCGATGCGGGAAATAGTTCGATGTGCTAAGGACGGAAAATCTGCGGTTTCTTTCAATCCGTTACACCTTGGTGTCGTCAATTTGTCGTCAGGAAGATTCGGCGCTTTTGGCCTGCTTTTCGTCTGTCGGATTGATCGAAGTCAGCACGTTGCGCAGCGTGTCGATTTCGTTGTGAACGTAGATTTCAGCGGTGACGTTGATGTCCTTATGACCGAGTAATTTTTGGATGGTGTAGATGTCTGCACCATGCCGCCGGAGATAAGTACCATAGGTGTGCCGCAGTTCGTGTGCTGTCACAACCGGCACTTCGTTATGCTCATTGTGCAGCTTTCGCATAAGGCGCTTGAGCTTCTGCGACCATGTGTTCGGGCAATACGGTTTGCCGTCCTCGTTCGGAAACAGATACAGAGATTCTTTCGGCAGTGAGCGGATCAGCTGGACAGCCTCATCACTCAGCGGCAGGGTACGGTAGCTTTTCCACTTGGGCGGATTGGCAACGACCGTCCCGTTCCGCACGATCATAGAGCGCTGCACGCGGAGTGTCTTTTCGTTCAAATCAATATCCGACCACATAAGACCAATCAGTTCGCCGCGGCGCAGGCCGGTTTCCAGCAGGAGCACGACCTCTGGCATACGATCTGCGGTATATGCCTTGACCGTTTCCCTCTGCTCATCGCTGAGAACGTGCTTGATGTGCTTCTGAGCGGTGCTGCGGTAGGTGCAGTGCTTGGCAGGGTTCTTATAGCAGAGGTCGTTCTCAATCGCACATTCAAAGATTGCATTGAGGATTGACCGCATTTTCTTTAACCGGCTTTCCGAGCACGCTGTCTTAGTGGCGAAATACGCCTGTATGTCTACCGGACGAATATCAGATAGGAGGGCATTGCCAAAGTAGGGGATCAGGTGGCCCTCGACGAGGCTGACATAGGTCAGCTTGTATGTATCTTCCTCAACAAACGGCTGCTTATAGGACAGCAGCCACTTTCGCGCCCAGGGAGCAAAGCGGCCGGTGGAGGGCACGAAGGCTTCACCGGTCCGCGCCGACACCTCGGAGGCTACGCGGTATTCCTCGGCTTTCTTTTTCGCATCGGACAGGCTCACCGTGCTGTAAAAGGATTTGCGCAGCGGCTTGCCGTGGATATTGCGGCCGACGGTGATCTTGTACTCGAACCGCTTGTCCTTGCGTGTTGGCTTTTTTCTTGGCATAACAATAAAACCCCTTTCTTATCGCATGAAGGTGTGATAAAATAGAGGTACTGATAGGTTTCGCGATTTGTCAGTACCTCATGTCCCGCTCTGGTGTTGGTAGCACCGGGGCGGGACTTTTTTTATACGTTTAATTACCTCGGAATCGAGGCATTTAACATGGTCGAAATCGACCAGTTTAACAATAGATGATGTGATAAGCTGTTTACTTTGGATATAGCTCGTAGGTGCTGCCGTGCTTTATGCGAGTGATCTTATCTGCCTTGACTAAATGACTGACAGCAGTACCGATCGTCGGCTTTAGGTCGGGATCGAACTGCTTGTGCAGATCCTTCTGCAGGATAGCAGGATTGTCCTGAATAACCTTCAGCACTTCGTCGTCAGCGATCTGCAAGAATGCCTGTCGCTTTTGATGAACAGCGAAGTCGTGTTTGCGCTCCTCGTAGTTCAGAGTTAGATCTTTGTAGCGCTCTTTGATTTTGTCTATGATACTGAAATTGGGATACCGACTATTGTGGGCATGGAGCCACATATCTTCAAAATATCGTTGCCCGATAGAGGTTTTTGAGCAATACTCAGCAAGCTCTTGTGCGGAGATCAAAGCTTTTTGAGCATGAGCAATAGCTTCATCTACACTGTTGAAGTCATATAAATGCGGCAGCCATATGTCGTTCTCTAATTTGCGAATATATTCTTCATTGGCTGCGTAAAATCGACCTATAGCCATGTTTTCCTCAAAGCTGCGATGAAATTTCGGATTAGGACTGTTTTCGTAGTATTGGCGCGCCTTTTCCCAACTGGATTGACGCAGGTATGCGACATCCTCATCGGTGAGCTCTTTTCCATCCGCACGCCAAGTCGTTCGACCGTTAGAAATGTATGAGATAGGTGGTTCAGCACAGTCATCCTCGGGTACTTGGATTGGAATCAGATCTTCGGATATTTCGTCAGATGGCGGTGCTTCGTATAAAGTCTGACGTTCGGCTGCTTTCTTTGACCGTGGACGCCATATAATTATGATAACGGCTATCATAATTCCGGACAGGACAAAAAGAAGAGGGCGGACGCTTGTATCGGTCAAACCATATCCCGTCAAAGCAATGATGAGATAGATAGAAGCACCTAAGGCACAGAATACCGTTGCACCATATTTCAAGCAGCCGGGCTTGTTTGGCTCAGCTGCGCGAGGTGTTTTCAGTTTTTGCATCGTTGTAACTCCTGTATCTGCGTATCAAATCTGATCAACTGTGCGAATGACCTTGATAACTCGGCCAACAACACGGCACTGTTCCAGGTCTACACCTTCGATACGCCTCGGCTTGAATTCTGGGTTGATGGGAATGAGATCAATCCAATCCTCACCAGGCTTATACTCGATACGCTTGACAGTGGCCTCATCGCCGCCCAGCAGCATAATGCCGATTCGGCCGGAAATGCCCATGTCGCTGCATCGCAGGCACAGGATTTCATCGCCGTCCTGAAACTGCGGGTACATACTGTCGCCGCTGACCGTGGCCAGAAAGAAATCTTCAGGTCTGCGCCGCCCAATCCACTCGGCAGGGATGGTGCGCTGCTCGTAGGCGTCATCGGGTGTTGCGTTGAAGTGTGCGGCAACAGGTCCGGCGTAGTGGATCGTGACGAGCGAGATGTCAGATGGTTCCGAGTAAGCATTCTGCCGAGTCGGATCTACATCCTCACCCATAAGCCATGCTTCATTGACGTTTAATGCTTTAGCCATCTTATAGATGTTCTTTTGCTTGGGAATATATGATCCTCGTAGATAAGTGCTGATAGATGATTTACCGATACCTGTTAGCTCAACCAGTTCAGCCTGCTTCATGCCTCGCAGTTCAAGCGCCGCTCGCAGTCTGTTTGCAATAGTATCCATTTAGCTCCCTCCTAACTCCTTTGTATAAATATATCATGAATGTTCAGAAAACGCAACAAGAAAACGACGCAGACAAAAATAAATTCAGAAAAGAGAACAAATGGTATTGACAGCTGGCGGAGAAACATGCTACAATAAGTTCAGAAACGCGAACAGGAGGTGAATACAATGAAGGACCCAGTTTTCGATTATGCTCGCCTGCGAGGGAGAATTAAAGAAGTTTTCGGAACGCAGGATGCCTTTGCAGACGCAATCGGCTTAGGAAGAGTGTCTGTAAGTCAACGATTAAACAATCAACTCGAGTTTTCGCAGCAGGAAATGTTTCGATCGGCTGACGTATTAGGCTTTTCTCGAGGGGAAATCCCCGAATATTTTTTTACCGAGAAAGTTCAGAAACACGAACAGAAGTGAGGTGAACCCTATGGACGCAGACATCAAAATCAGAAGCACCGGCAAAGGCTGTGCAACGAAGATCCTGCTGAACGGCGTGGACATTTCGGGCATGGTTCAGTCGGTAACATTTCACCAGACAGGCGGAGCAAGACCGACAGTCAGCTTTACGTTCGCAGGCGACAAGGTCAGCATCAACTCCTGCGCCGTTGCGAAGTATCCGGATGAGCTGATTGACGCTATTCTCACAAAGGGCGTGCAGGAGCTGGAAAAGAACCTTGACCGCGTGCTGAAGGTGAGCAACGCGCCGGAGGAGAATAGGTAAATGCCAGAACAAAAGCAAATACTGCGCATTTCGTCCACGGATAATATTCGCTACTCGGTGCTGCGGTTGCTGCATGAATGCCTTGCGGCGGCAGCAGGAAAGGGCGATGCTCAGTCAGCTATTGCGCTGTCAAAATACATTTTCAAGGAATTTGATGAGCGAGATATGCTGCTTTATGTAGAAACGACGCAATACGAGACGGAAACAAAGAAGCACGATCGAGAACCTATTCAACCGAGGAGTGATACGCTATGACCTGTATTTCATTCGAAGTCGCTGGCTGGGCGCTGCTAATTCTGGGGCAGGTGTACTTACTCAAGTATCGGTTGTTCCACCAGCGGCTCGACCGGATCGGCGCAGTCTGTATGACTGTGATGGCCGCCGTGCTCCTGATCGCACGGCTGACTGTGAGCCTTATCACATAGGAGGTGAAAATCGTGACCGTACCCACCACCATCACCGCGAAGCTGGACGAGCTGAACCGGCTCTGCGAAAAGTACCCGCAGAAAATCCCCATCGAAGAATGTGCAGCTTTTCTCGGACTTGCACCTGCAAGCCTGCGAGCCAGCGTAGAGCATGGCAACTGTCCGTTTGGACTGGGATGGCTCAAGAAAAATTCGATGAACCGGGCGTTTTTTGTACCGACATTAACATTTTACCTGTGGGTAACGCAGGGAAGTGGATTTCGAGAGGAGATGAGAACGTGAAACACATCAATGAAGCAATTGCCGGCCTGTCATTCCTCGGTCTGCTGTCTGCTAGCGGCTACGCTGAAATGGACAAGCTGCCGATGGGCGGTTATACAGTTCTGGCAGCACTGCTGTTGGGCGTTATGCTTATCAGCGTGCGCAGCGCTGTCAAGCACTATTATGAGGGAAACTGAATGTGGGCGAAGAAGAAAGAATCCGATATTCTGTCGCAGATGGCATCGGATGCTCGCGTGTCAGATGCAGCAAAATGCGAAATCAAGCCGGTTTTGCAGCCGCAAGCACGCAAAATCGGTGTGAAAACAGAAAAACGCCGCTGAGGAACGGCAATTCCAACAGCGGCAAAGTAAAACATTACACTTACATAATACCCGCAAGGAGGCGGGAAGTCAATGAAAATTGAACTGAAATCTTTGGACTTGGTGCACTTCAAGTGCTTTCCCAAGCTGCACATCGACTTTCACGAGGGCGTGAACAACATCTACGGCGAGAACGCCGCAGGCAAGACCAGCGTTTATGATGCGCTGACGTGGCTGCTTTTCGACAAGGACAGCGCAGGCCACAGCCGCCCGGCCATCAAGCCGACTGGTGCACCGGCAGGCACGATGCCCGAGGTCACCGCCATTCTGGAGGTGGACGGTGAGCCGATCAAGCTGCGTAAAGTGCTTCGCGAGAAGTGGGAGAAACCGCGCGGTTCGTCTATCGAGCGCTACGCCGGTGATACCCGCGACTACTACATCGACGATGTGCCGCTCGCGGAAAACGAGTACAAGCGCCGCATCGCGGAGCTGATCGACGAGAACCGTTTCAAGCTGCTGACCGATGTCTGGGAGGTGACGAGCAAGATGCACTGGAAGGACCGCCGAACGCTGCTCGCTGAGATCTGCGGTCTGCCGGAGGACAAGCAGCTGCTTGCGGCTGCACCGCAGTTTGCGGAACTGGCCGAAAAAGTCGGACGGCGGACGGTGGACGAGTACAAGTCCGTGCTGATGAAGCAGCGCAAGGACATGAACGCAAACCTCAACACCCTGCCGGTCCGCGTGGACGAGTGCAGCCGCATGGTGACGGAGCTCGAAAGCCTTGACTTCGCGGCGGCGCACAGCGAAAGCGACCGTTTGCAGGCCGAGCGCGAGCGGGTGCAGGGTGAGCTGGTGAAGCTCACGAACAACACCCTTGCCGCACAGGCACGCAACGAACTGGGCGCACTGCAAAATCAGCTCCGCGAGCTGGAAACCGAAAACAACGCGCACCTTGCCAGCCAGCGCGTGCCGGTCGAGGACAAGACCGACGAGCTGCGCCGTGCGCTTTCCGAACGCAAGCAGGACGTTGATCGCTTGCAGAGAACCATTGACCATGAAAAGCAGTACATCGCGGACGGCGAAACCCGCCTGAACGATTACCGCGCCCGCTGGCGTGCGATTGACACGGAAGAGTTCACGGAAACCGTCTGCCCGACCTGCCACCAGCCGTTACCGGCAGAGCAGGTTGCAGAGGCGCGCGAAGCCTTTGCCGCCTATCAGCAGCAGCGCAAGGGCGCACTCCTTGAGGACAGCAAGTTGGTCAAGCAGGGCATTGCAGCCGCACAGGAACGTCTTGCAAGCGCCGAAACCGCGCTGAAATCCGCACAGAACGAGGTGCAGAAAGCGCAGATTGCCTTGGACAGCTATACGCCGCCGGTCATCACAGAAGCGGAGAACCTGCCGGACTATAATCGCCGTGGGAATGCCATTCGGACGCTTATCGCGGATGTAGACAAGCGGCTCTACCGCTTGTCCGGCGACACCGCGGCGGAAAAGAGCCGCCTGGAAGCCGAGCACGCCGAGCTGACGCGCCGCAAGCTGGAAAGCGATGCCGTTCTCGCCAAAGAGCAGACGCTCGCGGACACGAAAAAGCGCATTGCCGAGTTGCAGACCGAGCAGCGCAAAGCCGCCGCCGAGGTCGAGCAGATGGACAGGCTCATTGCCATGTGCGAGGAGTTTACACGCTACCGCGTGCAGGCCATCACCGAGAGCGTCAACAGCAAGTTCCGCCTGACGCGCTGGCGGCTGTTCACTGAGCAGGTCAACGGCGGTCTGGCAGACTGCTGTGAGCCGATGGATATGAACGGCTCGACGTTCGAGGGCACGAACAATGCCATGCAAATCAACATCGGCATGGACATTATTGACACGCTTTCCGCACATTTCGGCCGCCGTGTACCGCTTTTCGTGGACAACGCCGAGAGCGTTACACATTTGCAGCCTATCGGCTCGCAGGTCGTGCGGCTGGTGGTTTCGGAGCAGGATAAGGAGTTGAGAATCGAATGAGCCTGAAAGCAAAGCGCAAGGTCGTGAGCAGCATTCCGCCGATGGACGGCGGCACTTATATGGGTGTTTGCGTTGCTGTGGTTGACCTCGGCCAGCAGTACAAACAGTTCGAGAAGCAGAAGCAGGGCAAGTACGCCGAGGAATGTATGTTCATCTTCGAGATTCCGGACGAGCGCGTTGAGGTGGACGGCGAGGACAAGCCGCGCTGGCTGTCGTCCCGCCGGTTTACGGTTTCGCTGCATGAGCGTGCGGCGCTGTTCCAGATGCTGACCGCGTGGCGCGGCAAGGCGCTGACCGATGCAGAGCTGGATCCGGCCGGTGATGGCTTCGACCTGATGCAGATGGCAGGCGTACCGGCCATGCTCAGCGTCACGGTCGTTGAAAAGGACGACGGCAGCAAGTACAACCGTATTGAGGCCGTCACCGGTTTCCCGAAAGGCCTTCCGGCACCGCAGCCGGAAAGTGAAATCCTCGTATTCGACGCGGATGAGCCGGATATGGAAGTGTTCGGCAAGCTGCCCGAGTGGGTGCAGGACATTATCCGCAAGTCCACACAGTTCGCGGACAACGCACCCGAGGAAAAGGTGGACATTCCGTCCGAAGAACCGGAAACGCCGCCTGAAAGCAAAGGAGCGTGCCCGATTTGACGTTTACATCACTGGCGAGCAGTTCCCGCGGCAATGCTTACGTCGTGTCGGACGGCGAAACGACCCTGCTGCTGGAGTGCGGCCTGTCGTTCAAGGAGCTGCAAAAGCGGCTCGGCTATGGCGTGGCGGACATTACCGCCTGCCTTGTCAGCCATGAACATCAGGATCACGCGAAAGCCGCTGCACAGATGCTGAAAGCAGGTGTGCCGGTATACATGAGCGAGGGCACGGCCGCCGCCCACAAGGATGCAATGGATGCGGCGCACCTCATCCGGGCAGGAGAGGTGCTGCGGTTCGGACACCTGACCGTTGTTCCGTTCCGCACCTATCACAATGTAGAGGAGCCGCTCGGTTTTCTCATTGAGGACGGCCGCACGAAGGAGCGGCTGCTCTGGGCGGTCGATACAGCCAATCTGGGTGTCACCGCTGACCGGCTGACCTATATCGCCGTAGAGTGCAACTACGAGGAAAGCCTACTGGACCGCAGCGACCGCATTCCCTCGTTGCTCAAGGAGCGCATTCGGCACAGTCATTTCGAGGTGAATGACGTTATCAAATGGCTACACAAGCAGGATCTCAGTGGTGTACTCACCATCTGGCTACTGCACCTGTCCGCCGGCAACAGCAGGGCAGAGGCATGGCAGCGGTGGTTTGAACGGGAGTTTCCGGGTATCACCATTCGGATTTGTCCGGAATAAGAGGAGAATTTCATGAAAATCACATTTGACGTAGACCCGCGCACTGCATCGGCGCTGCTGAAATACGCCGCTCGCTGGAGTATGACACCTGGCGAGATCATAGACGGTCTGATGAGATTCTACAAACGTGAGATGAAGGAGAGGTACAACCATGAGTAACTTTAATAACACCGGCGAAGTTAAGGAGATCAGCATTCTGGACATGATGAACGGCGCGATCGGTGAGCGCGTGGCCTACGAGCTGACGCGCATCATGAAAAACTGCCGCGACTTCAACACCGAGGCGAAAAAGGCGCGGACGCTGACCATCAAGCTGTCCATCGTGCCGACCGAGAACCGCGACAGCGTGGCTGTCCGTGCGGAGGTAAGCAGCAAGCTGGTTCCGGTCAAGCCGATCGACGGCGCACTGCTGCTCGGCGGTACGGATGCGGAACCCATCGTTATGGAGTACACGCCGCAGGTGCCCGGTCAGCAGTCGTTCGACCCGTCCGTTGACACCGAACCCAAGGTCGTCAAGCTGGCGTAAATCAATAGGAGGATATTCAAAATGATCAAGGAAGCACTGGAATATATCGTAAACCTTTCGGCTCCGCATCTGGAGTTCCGCAATGGCAGCCACTATGCAGACCGCACGCTGCACCGCATTCCGAACGAGCTGACGGCATCGCCGCTGGCGGTACATACGCTTTCGGCGGTGCGCGACTACATCGAGAGCGGCGCAGATGAATGTGCCGAGGATGAGGACAGCATCGGCCGCCGCTTCGTTATCCATGTTGCGGATTACGACCGCGTGTACCTGTACCGCGAGCTGAACAGCGACAAGGCGCGTGAGTGCCTGCTGGAAGCCGAGCTGTCCGCACCGACGTTCCCGTTTGGCCGCTGGCTGGGCGTGGAGGAGTTCATCATCAATATGCAGACGCATTTCGTGCCGACCGAAGTCCGCGACACGTTAGTGCAGCTCATTAGCACGGTAACGACCGAGAACGGCGTATCGCTGGCAGATGACGGCATGACGCAGCGCGTGACGGCCCGCAGCGGTATTTCGCTTGTCAAGCAGGTGAGCGTGCCGAACCCGGTCGTACTGGCGCCGTACCGCACCTTTACCGAGGTCGAGCAGCCGAAAAGTCCGTTTGTGTTCCGTATTCGCCAGACCGGCGATGATGTGCAGGCGGCGCTCTTTGCGGCTGATGCGGATGCATGGAAGCGTGAGGCTATCGCAAATATCCGCGACTGGTTCGAGCAGCACATTCCGCAGGATCTCCGCGAGGACGTTATCATTCTGGCGTAAGCAGGCAAGGCACAGGGCGGCAACCCCGCCCTTCCTGCCCTGAAAACCGGAGGTGATACTACGGGCAGACCGACCAAGGACGGACTGGATTATTTCCGTCACGACATTGGACTGATGAGCGACCCGAAGCTGATTACCGCACGGCGCAAGTACGGCGCGGCGGCGATCGTCACGTACTTACAGCTGCTGGTGATGGCGTACCGCGACAAAGGCTATTATTTAGCCTACGGCGAGAACGACCGTGACGGCGTGATCTGGTCCATTAAAAGCGAAGTATTGTCCGGACGCTATGAGCCGGACGTAGAAAAAATTGCAGAGATGATAGACTGTCTGGCGGCGCACGGGCTTTTCGACGGCGACCTGTTCCAGCAGGGCATTATCACCTCGCACAGAATCCAGGAGCACTACTACTTTGCGACTGCCGGACGAACCAATCCGGAGGTGAAGTGGGAACTGTGGCTTCTGACCGAGCAGGAAATGCGGGAGATCAGCTCTCGTAGTGTTTTGCTGCAAAAATTCATTTCCCGCGAGGGAAACCCCGGTTTCACAAGGGAGAAACCCCAGTTTCCCTCTGACGAAAGTACACATAGTAAAGTAAAAGAAAAAGATAGGAATATAGATAGTAATTCTACTCTACTACACAGTGACGTGGAGGGAATTTTAGGTGAACGGCTGAACAAGGCCAACCGCTCTGCTATCGCCAAGATGAGGTCATTAGGAATGACCGATGAGGTGATAACTGCCACTGCGCATTATGCAGTCGGCCACGCCAAGAGCGACAGCCGCGGTTATGTGCCGTACTTTATGACGGTCCTGCGGGAGCGCCTGAAAAACGGTGTACTAACGGCAGCGGACCTGTCCAGGCCGAAAGAGCAGAGCAGACCAAAGCAGGAGGACCCGAGCGGCTATCTCAGCCCGACGAACATCGGCGGTACTGAACGGCAGCAGGATGATTCGCAGCTTTCGGACTGGGAGCGGGAATGGAAAAATCGGGTTATGAACCGCAGTAAGGAGAACAGTAATGACGATTAAAGAATATCAGCGCAAGGCCATGCGTACAGCGACGCCGAAGTGCTATAACACGGCAAATGCCGCTCTCGGACTGACCGGCGAGGCTGGCGAGGTAGCCGATGAAGTCAAGAAGTGTATGTATCAGGGGCATCCGTGGCAGCCGTCCAAAATTATCGAAGAGCTGGGCGACGTGCTGTGGTATGTGACTTTGATGGCTGAACTGATGAACGTGCCGTTGGAGTACATCATGCAGGCAAACATCGAGAAGCTGGAACGGCGGTACCCGGATGGTTTTTCGCCGGCGGCGAGTGTAAATCGGGAGGAGAACAATGAATAAAATCCGCATTGCAACCAACGACATGGCGCTGACCGTCAAAATGTCGGACGAGCAGGCCAACGTCTGGTTCGGCACGCTGACCCGCGCTCTGCTGGGCGAGTATCCTGATATTGCGGAGCCGGTCGAGGTGGAAGAACCGGAGGCCGAGGACAGCGAACCGGAAACCGAAGAGCAGCCGTCTGATCCGGATGAGGACGAACCGGAACCGGTTGAAGAACCCACGCCGCAGGAGAGCTACAAGGGCTTTCTGCGTATCACCTGTGCACATTGCGGCGAAACCGGCAGCTTTAACGCGCGGTACCCGATCGGGTTCTATCGCTGTAAGTCATGCGGTGAGAACAACGCGCTGCACGATCTGCACCGTTTGAAATTCCGCTGTGAGTGCGGCCATACATGGGTCTACCATACGAACGCAACGGAGCGCATCATCGAGCAGAACTGCCTTGCGTGCGGTATGCCCATGCAGGCAGAGCAGGACAAAAACGGGGATTATTCCCCGATGTAATTCGTTTGAGCTGTTGTAAGCTCTGGTTTGAGAGGAGAATGAGAGATGGAAGCAGTTCGCAAGCGTAAATCTCCGCCGCTCGGCAAGCGCACCTGGACACCGGAGGACGAAAACTATCTGGCAGAGAAGTGGGGCTATGCATCAGTGCCCGCCATCGCAAAGAAGCTGAATCGCACGGAGAACGCAGTCGTTGTTCGGGCACAGCGGCTCGGCTTGGGGGCTGTGCTGATGGCAGGTGGGTACGTCACGCTGAACCAGCTGCTCGCCACAGTGACGGGAAGGGAACGCGGCAACACCTACCAGCGCAAAAGCTGGGTAGAGAACCGCGGCCTGCCGGTGCACAGGAAGAAAGTCAATCGGTGCAGCTTTTCTGTGGTCTATTTGGAGGAGTTCTGGAAATGGGCGGAGCACAACCGCAGTTTCCTCGACTTCTCGAAAATGGAGCCTCTGGCGCTCGGTTGGGAACCGGCATGGGTAGCAGAGCAACGCAAAAAGGATTACCGCGCCTGCGCGATCCAGCGCAAGGATCCGTGGACGGCAGACGAGGACAGTCGCCTTAAAATGCTGCTCAGTCAGCACAAATATACATGGGCGGAGCTGTCAGAGATGCTGCACCGCACGACTGGTGCAATTCAGCATCGATGTCGTGATCTCGGCATCAAGAATCGCCCGGTCAAGGCGGATAACCACGGTAAAAGCGCGGTGTGGAACGAGCGCGACTATGCGGTTCTGGCGGACGGTATCCGCCACGGTGACAGCTATATGGCGATCGGACAGGCGCTCGGCAAGTCGGAAAAGGCCGTGCGCGGCAAGGTCTATACTGTGTATCTGACCGAAAGCGCGGACAAAGTGCGCGAATACATGGGCGATGGTCCGTGGGGCGCCGGTGCGCCGGAACCGAAAGTCAAACAGGCGGTGCATTTGTCCACTACAAGGACGGAGGTGCGAAAGCAGCTGTCATATCTGGCAGGGCTGCTGCGGAAACGGGCGAATGATCTGGGCTACGATCCGTATTGGCAGCGTTTTATGTGCCAGCATTGGGACGACTTCGGCGGCTGCTCTGCCGGCTGCGCGAATTGCGATGACTGCACAGAATTTCGGCGTATCCGTCCGCAGTATTGCGCTCGGTGCGGCGGCACGTTCTACGAGAGGAAAGAGAACCGTTTCTGCGGTGCCTGCCGGACGGCAAGGAAGAAGAAAGCACAGCGGCATTGGTACCGCGTCAATCATAGTTGAACAGGAGAGGAGAATAACCAATGGCAAAATGTAAATTCTGCGGACAGGGTGTGCGGACTGCACCCGTGTTCCATCCGGCCTGCTGGGAACAGCGGGCAAACAAGGTCGCAGAGGCGTTCTGCGATGAATACTGCCGCTGGCCGAGTGAAGTCAAGGATCAGCGCGACCTCATCGAGCTGCATTGCTCGGAGTGCGTGGTAGCAGAGCTGTTGCGGATGGGAGGCGATGAGGTATGATGCTGGAACTGACGGGTAAGGACATTCTTGCCCTGACCAACGAGAGCAAGCGCAAGGCCGTGCTGTCTGACTGGCGTAACTGGGGCATCTGGCACAGGGCGCCCGAGATCGGGCTTAGCGTGTACCGGCTCGATCTGCCGGACGGCTCGTTCTTTACGGCCAGCTGGTACGAGGGCGACGACTTCTTTCCGGGCGGCGGTACGCATAACATCAACCGTCCGCGTTTCAATCTCTGCGGCAAGGGCGGCAAGCTGAAAGCCGGGAGCAAGGCCGAGAGCCTGCTGACGGATAAGCTCAAAGAGCTGCGGAAGGAGATGCTGAGCCATGAAAACTGATGAACTGATTATGGCTTTGCAGAAACTGAAAGTGCAGACCGTCTCTCTGGCCTGCCTCGGCTGCGGGCATGAGCATAACTGCGGTGTGCATGGGTGCGCGATCGCGCGAGAGACCGCGGTGCGGCTGAGCCTGTATGAATACGCGCTGAAACAGGCGGCGAAGGAGCGTGATGCAGCGGTCAAACAGTTGCGTCGCATGGCTGACTGTGATACCTGCAAGCATAATCACCCGTGCGGCATGGATGGCGATCCGTGTACTGCATGTACGACCGGACAGTGTTGGGAATGGAACGGAGGCACGCCATGTACATTCTGACTGGTGATAAGAAACAGATTATCAACTCGGACTTTGTGGAGCGCTTTTGCATCTCGGAAAAGTCGGATGCGGCGCTCATCGTCGCAAGCTATGACAAGAACGCCAAGGTAGTAACTGTGGCGCGGTATCGTGATCTGCGGGAAGCGCAAAAGGTGCTGGGCGAACTGCTCTGCGCCATCGCAGGCGGACAGGCGTATTACACCATGCCGGAAAGCCTGCTGTATGCGGAGCAGCACATCAGCAAAGATGCACGCACCAAGCGGAAAGGCGGCAGCTGATTATGACCGACAGAGAACTGATACTGCTGCACGACCTGCTGGAAGATCTGGAAACAGACGAGGGTGTGTGCTACAAGACCCGCAGCAGCACCTGCGCCACGGCCTGCCCGCTGTGGTACGCCGGTGCCTTTGGTGATAATATCTGCCTGCCGTCTGTGCTCGGTCACAGGGTAACACGGCTGATCCGGGACAAGCAGCTACGTGAACGAGAAAAAGGAGGAGTAACTCATGGCAAAGACTAAGAAAAAGCACTCCGGCAAGCCGCGGGGCATGAACTACGCGGATATGCTGGCACGCAAGCGCATGATCCGCGAGGCGGTACAGGAAGCGGCAGATGACGCCACCGTGCAGCTGCGTGCTGATATGGCAACACAGAAAGCACTCTGGCTGGCGGTCTGCTCGGTGGCAGATGCCTACGGTTTCGGACCAGAGCGCATGAAGAAGTTCTTTGTTGCACTTCAGGAAAATAATGACGAGATCACGCGCATGGAGAAAGAAGTTGATACCGATTATGCCTACGAGAAGCTGCGGCTCAAGGCCGAGCGTGTAACCGGTATGAAGATTGAGTATCTGTATGAGCATGAAGCACAGGAGGAGCAAGTATGAAAGCATACAACCCAACCACCGGCTGGTTCGGCAAGAAGTCCGTGCACACCGTCCGCGTGACGCTGATGCAGGAGGACTACATCGGTCATGTAGCCTATGAGCTGTACGGCAACTGCACCGGCGCAGATGCGCTGGACGTTGACTATTTCCTCGAAACCGCCGAGAAATTTACCGAGAACGACTGCGAGTTCGAATGGATCGAGGATTTCTTCTCGGCTACGCTGCGAAATGCCGACGGCGGCAAAATGTCGGTCAGCGGCATGGACACCGACTTGCGCCGCCTGATCGTCGGCATGGAGATTGTGGACGTTAGGAGGGTGAGCGCATGAAAGTAATCCGTAAGAAACCCGGCTGCGAACCGGAAATCGTCGAGGTGGAGAACACCTTGGAGGCATTGCAGCGGGAAGTCGAGGGCTATATCGAGGCGGTCACGCTGCCGTACGGCGCGGCTATTATCTGCAACGAGGAGGGCAGACTTCACGGCCTGCCGTATAACTGTTGCGTGTTCGGTACATCGTTCGTCGGTACGGTGCTGGTCGTTGGCACCAAAGGTGAGGAATTCTGTGACGTTCCGCCGATTGACGGCTTTGTGGAGGTGCTGCGGCATGGCTGAATACATTAAGCGGGATACTGCCATAAGAGCGGTGATGGCGACGAAATGGGTGGACGGTTCCGACGGTGCCATGGCAATGGAGATTGTTGCCTCGCCGCCTGCCGCCAACGTTGTGCCGGTGGTGCATGGAAAGTGGATTCGACCGCACTGGAAAAACAGTGATTATTGTTGTGACTGTTCAGAGTGTGACGGGGAAGCAATGCACAGAGAATATCAATGGAACAAAAAGGGTATTTACCCTATCTGTCCTAACTGCGGCGCGAAGATGGACGGAGGCGCAGAATAATGCGGAATCCGTGCAAAGACTGCATTTATTATCACAAAGAGAATGGAACTTGTCAGTCGAAGAAATGCGCTACTTATGGCGACGGAAAAGTATCTTGGATTGATAGATTGTTTTGTTCTCCGTGTAAAAATTGAGGAGAGGCGGACAATGAATTTAGCAAACAAGCATTTGGCGGCCGGGTTAATCTGTGAAAAGATGTTTGATCCGATTGAGACAACGTGCGATCTGTCACTTTTCTCTGCTGATGAGCGCTGTTTGATTGAGACAATCGTACAAAGCATTATGAAGAATATGGACGGAGGTACAGACAATGGCTGATTTGCTCATCAATTTGGACTGTATCCTATGGCTGGCGCTGTTCTTCCTTGTGCTGCATCGGGTCAACTTCTGGGACGGGAAATTCCGTGAGCTGCACGAGAAATTGATGCGAACGATTCGGGAGGAAAACAAGGACAGTGACTGAATACAGCGATAAAGTTCGGCGCTACCTCGTGTGGCGCTACGGTATTACGGACAGGGAGGGGAAACATTGAACAAGCGTGAGGACTGGTGGGAGTACACAAAGCGCATCATTCGGTCATACCCGGCGCTGCGCCGCAAGGCGGAGAGCGTAGGCGACATGCCCTGCACACCGGCCTACGGCGCGTCCGGCGGCCACAGCGGCGGCGGCAGTCCGGTTGAGCGTGCGGTCGTTGACCGTCTGACGGACAAGGAGCAGCGACGGTATGATGCGGTGCGGGCTGCCATTTCGGAAACTGAACGCATGAAGCACGGCCACCAGCGCATGGAGCTGATCGACCGCGTGTACTGGAAGCGCAGCCATACGCTGTATGGTGCGGCGATGTGCGTCGGAGTAAGTGACAGAACCGGTCAGCGGTGGAACGCTGAGTTTATTCGGCGAGTAGGAAAGAATTTGGATTTACCATAAATATTTTTGTTTTGGCGGTTCATGCACCTAAAACCGTGATATTCTGTTACCATGAAGTTCGCAGGGGTGAAACGCAGACCCTGTGACCTCCTGCTTCATGCCATTGGAGTACATCTCTCTGAAAGAGCACTCTCGTTCGAGGGTGCTTTTTCGTGCCCAGAATTCAGAAAGGACGGTGCAGAATGGCAAAAGGCAAATATCAGGAATGGCTTACGCCGGACGGCATCACCCGTCTGGAAGCGTGGGCGAGGGATGGTCTGACAGATGAGCAGATCGCAGCCAGGATCGGCATTACGACCAGCACGCTGTACGACTGGAAAAACAAATACTCGGAGTTTTCGGAGGCCCTAAAAAAGGGAAAAGAGGTCGTAGACATCGAAGTTGAGAACGCTTTACTCAAGCGTGCGCTCGGCTACGACTACACCGAGGAGCGCGTAGAGCGCAGTCAGGATGGCGGAAAGAAGAGCATCAAGACCGTGCAGACGGTCAAGCACATTCCACCGGACACGACCGCGCAGATCTTCTGGCTGAAGAACCGCCGACCGGACAGGTGGCGCGACAAGCAGCAGATCGAGCACTCCGGCACTCTCGAGGTGGAGAACCCGCTCGCAGGTCTGACCACCGAGGAGCTGCGGAAGCTGGCGGACGATGGTTGACCCTCGCATTCGCAGGGCGGCTCGCCTTGAGCTTGCCCGGCGTGATTTCTGGTCGTTCTGCAAGCTGATGGCGCCGGACTTCTACCGCGAGGACCGGCCGTACCTTAAAACGCTGTGTCGGCGCTTACAGGAGTTCTGTGAGAGCGACCGCAAGGTGCTGGTGGTCAATATGCCGCCGCGCCACGGCAAGAGCCGCACGGCGGTACTGCTGAGCCAGTGGTTGTTTGGGCGCGATCCGTCCGAGCAGATCATGACCGGCAGCTACAACGAAACGCTGTCCACGACATTCGCACGCGCGGTCCGCGACGGCATTGCGGAGGAACGGTTCGACCCGATCCGCATTGTGTTTTCGGATATTTTCCCGCAGACCCGCATCAAGTACGGCGAAGCCGCCGCAGGCAAGTGGGCGCTTGAGGGACAGTACGCGAGCTACCTCGCTACCTCTCCGGGCGGCACGGCGACTGGCTTCGGCGCACGCAAGCTGATTCTCGATGACCTGATCAAGAAGGCCGAGGAGGCTTTTAACGAGGGCGCACTCGACAAGCAGTGGCAGTGGTTCACCGACACGATGCTGTCCCGAACCGAAACCGGCTACAAGATCGTTATCATCATGACGCGCTGGGCGACCGGCGACCTCGCAGGCCGTGCGCTGGAGCACTGGCCGGATGCGGAACTCATCACGATGAAAGCCTTGCAGGACGACGGCACGATGCTGTGCGACGCGGTTCTCACCCGTGAGGACTACGAGGACAAGGTTCGCACGATGAGCGAGGAGATCGCGTCAGCGAACTACCAGCAGCAGCCGATCGACCTGAAAGGCCGTCTGTACAGCAGCTTCAAGACCTACACGGACATTCCGCGCGATGCAAACGGCAAGCCGTTGTTCACTCATATCCGCAGCTACACCGACACGGCGGACACCGGCGCGGACTATCTTTGCAGCATCATCTACGGCGAGTATAACCACGAGGCCTATGTGCTCGACATCTACTACACCAAGGACCCGATGGAGATCACCGAGCCGGAAACCGCACGGCGGCTGCTGGCGCACGGCGTAAACCTTGCGAAAATCGAGAGCAACAACGGCGGCCGCGGCTTTGCCCGCAACGTGCAGGAGCAGCTTCGGCGGCTCGGCTCCAACCGCTGCCGTGTGGAGTGGTTCCACCAGAGCGAGAACAAGGTCGCGCGTATCCTGACGGGCTCAACGTGGGTGCAGGATCACATTTACTACCCGGTGAACTGGCGCGACCGCTGGCCGGAGTACGCAAAAGCAATGTACCATTACCAGAAAGAGGGCAAGAATGCCCACGATGACGCTCCCGACGCGACAACCGGCGTTGCGGAGCAGTTTACCAGGAAAGGAGGGGTCAGCGTATGGTGAAAGTGAACAGCCGCACGATTCAGCGGCTTTTGCAGGGGCACGGGCAGTTCATCCGCGAGGCGGACGAGGCGCGGCGCTATTACAGCAATGTCAACCGCATCAAGCAGGACAACAGCGTTTTGCAGCGGCAGGCTGAAACTGAACAGGCGCTCGGCAATCCGCTGCACCTCGCGGACAACCGCATTTCGCATTCGTGGCATAATCTGCTCGTGACGCAGAAGGTTTCCTACGCACTGAGCTATCCGCCGGTGTTCGATGTGGGGAACAAGACCGCCAACGAGCGGATCGCAGAGATCCTCGGAGATCAGTATACCGCAACAGCCATGCAGCTGGGCATTGACGCGAGCAACACCTCGGTCGGCTGGCTGCACTACTGGCGCGGCACAGACGGCAGGTTCCGTTATCACACCGTAGACCCGGAACAGATCGTGCCGGTGTTCTCCGGTACGCTGGAAAGCGACCTTGTCGGCGTGCTGCGCTGCTACACCATGCTCGACCCGACAAGCGGTCAGACCGTGCAGGTGTGCGAATACTGGGACGACATGACCTGCCGGTTCTACCGCCAGAACGGCGTGTCCGGCAATTACACCTACTTCGAGTATCCGGAAGTCGGGCAGGAGCTGCGGCACGGCCTCGGCGCGGTGCCGTTCATCCCATTTTACAACAACGCCGACCGGCGGGGCGATCTTCCGCTGTACCGCGACCTGATCGACGCCTACGACAAGGTGGTTTCCGGCTTCGCCAACGACATGGAGGACGTACAGGAGGTCATCTTCGTCATCAAGAACTACGGCGGCACGGACAAGACCGAGTTTATGAGCGACCTCAAAAAGAGCAAGCTCATCAAGGTCGAGGGGGACGGCGGCGTGGACACCATCCGCGCGGAAATCCCGTTCGAAGCGCGGAACGCATTCCTCGAAAGAACGCGCCGTCAGATCTTCGTCAGCGGCATGGGTGTTGACCCGAACCCCGAGAATTTCGGCAATTCGTCCGGCGTGGCGCTCAAGTACCTGTACAGCCTGCTGGAGCTCAAGGCCGTGATGCTGGAAACGCAGTTTCGCAGCGGTTTTGCCGAGCTGGTTCGCGCCATCTGCCGTCTGGAGGGTATCGCGCAGCCCGTGCGTATTTTGCAGACATGGACACGCAACATGGTTCAGAACGACCTCGAAACCGCGCAGATCGCGCAGCAGTCGGTCGGCATTATCTCGGACAGGACCATCCTCGCAAACCATCCGTGGGTAGACGATGCCGAGAGCGAGCAGAAGCAGCTGGAAAAGGAACAGCAGGCGGCAGCCGAGAAGCAGCCGCAGTTCCGGTTCCCGCCAAAGGACGGTGCAGGCGATGGCAGCAGCGGATAAGCTGAACGGCGCCTACTGGCGCAAACGTGCCATCGAGCTGGCCGAGAAGCAGAAGCAGGAAGATGATGACCTGTGTCTGCGGTTCCACCGGGAATACGAGCGCATTCTGCACGAACTGGACAAGGAAATTTCGATCTTCTATGCCCGCTATGCCGCAAACGAGAGCGTCAGCATGGCAGACGCACGCAGGCTGCTGCGGGATGCAGAGCTGAAGGACTTCCGGATGTCGCTGGACGAGTTCCGGGATAAGGCACTTGCAGGCGGCTTTGACAAGGAGCTGGAGGAGGTTTATCTCCGTTCGCGTATCTCGCGCTTGCAGGCGTTGCAGACGCAAGTCGAACTGCGTATGATGGAGCTGTTCGGCTCTCAGCGTGATGTGCTGCGCGACCATTTGCAGGAGCGTTACACCGACACCTACTACCGCACGGTGTACGCTGTCAGCCAGCAGGCCGATGTGGCGAGCACCTTTGCCCGCATTGACCCGCAGACGGTCGAGAAGATTCTCGCCGCGCCGTGGGCCGGCAGCGAGTTTTCGTCCCGCATCTGGGCGGACAAGGACAAGCTGACCCGTGAGCTGATGCAGACGCTCTCGCGCGGCTTTGTCCGCGGCGACTCGCTCGACCGCATGACCAGGGAGTTCGCCCAGCGCATGGGCGTGTCCGAGAGCCGGGCTGCAACGCTCATCCACACCGAGAGCGCCCATACGGCGGCTGAAGCTGCCGAACAGGGATACCGGGAAACCAGTGTCAAGTCCTATCGGTTCGAGGCGGCACTCGACCTCAAGACCTGCTCGGTGTGCGGCGCTCTGGATCAGCGCGAGTTTCCGCTCGCAGAGCACGAAACCGGCATCAACTATCCGCCGCTGCACCCGCGCTGCCGGTGTACCACCGTCCCGGTGACGGAGTTCCGGCTCGGCAGTAAGCGTGCCGCCAGAAATCCCGCGACTGGCAAGACCGAGTATGTCGAGAAAAAGCTGACGTATGAGGAATGGCATAAGAAATATGTTGAAAACGACCCGGAAAATGCTATACTGGAATTGAGCAAGCGCGAAACAAGCGCACTGCAAAAGTATATCAGCGCAGAAAGCTACCCGCTGAACGACAAGCTACGCCGCGGCGAACCGCTCAGCGAAGCAGAGCAGCACTGGACGGAACGACTTGACAAGGCGCTGGATAAACTTCCGGTGTATGAGGGAACGGTATATCGTTCTCTGTCAAGCGACATGATACCGGATAAAGCTGCCTTTCTGGCAGCGCATGAGGTTGACGCGATCGTTACATATGACGCATACACGTCTACTTCTACGGAGGTATATGACCCGGATATGGATATTCAGCTGGTTATTCAGAGCAAATCCGGCCGAGATATGCGCGGTATCAACACAATCGAAAAGGAAATCCTTTTCAAAAGGAAGTCGCGTTTCATTGTTGACAGAAAGGAGGGCGACACCATATGGCTGACAGAAATTTAACCTTTGAGGACTTCAAGAGGCTGCCACCCGAGGAACGCAGCAGGCGATACGAAGAACTGTCCGACCATGACAAGTTTCTGGCACGCTGTTCGCAGCCGTCGGGCGTCCGTGGTGTGCTGTGCAATACCTGTATCCATCGAAAGCGGATATGCTGCAAGGCGTTTCCGGACGGTATCCCGGGAGAGCACATGAATAAGCTGGACGCGGATCCAGCAATCGAATGCGCACCGGGCATTCACTATCAACCGAAGAATTAACCACCAAGACAACCGTCAAGGTGGTTTTTTCATACCCATTTTTCGATGAAAGGAGCAAAAAACAATGGAATTTCTCAAAAGCCTTTTTGAAAAGGGCGCACTGACCTGGGAGCAGTTCCAGCAGGCGGCGAAGGACGCAAAGTTTGAGGTGGTCAACGCTGCCGGCGGCGCTTACGTTCCCAAGGCCGACCTTGACACCAAGGCGCAGGAGCTGACCACGGCGAACAACACCATCAAGGACCTGCGTGCCGCCGCCAAGGCGTGGGACGGCAAGGACCCGAAGAAGCTGGAGGACGACCTCAAGGATCTCCAGACCAGGTACGACACCGACACCGCGAACATCCGCCGCGATGCGGCGATCGACCTTGCGCTGACCCGTGCCCATGCACGCGATCCGCAGCTGACCCGCGCGGCGCTCTCGATGGACGACATCAAGATCGGCGCGGACGGCAAGATCACCGGCCTTGACGCGCAGGTCGAAAGTCTGAAAAAAGACAAGGCGTGGCTGTTCGAGGAGGACGGCACAGGCCAGTCCGGCAAGCAGGGCGACAAGGGCGGAAACCCGAACGGCGGTCAGGGCGGCGGCTACAATCCGCAGTCCGGCGGCAACCCGAACACGGTAAACGATCTCGGTTCCGCTCTCGCAGAAGTATACAACACCAACGGCTAACAGAAAGAAGGAATGAAAATGCCTATCACTCTCGCACAGGCAAAGGTCGGCATGGCAAACCATGTGGACCAGCAGGTTATTGATCAGTTCCGCCGCGGCTCCATGCTGCTCGAGGCACTGACCTTTGACAACTCGGTATCTCCGGGCACCGGCGGCTCTACGCTGACCTATGGCTACACTCAGCTCAAGACCCCGGCAGGCGCGGACTTCCGTGACATCAACACCGACTACACCGAAACCGTAGCCGACCGCGAAACCAAGTCGGTTGACCTCAAGATCTTCGGCGGTACGTTCAAGATCGACCGTGTTCTGGCGAATACCGCGAACGGCCAGATCAACGAGGTTCAGTTCCAGCTCGAGGAGCACATCAAGGCGACCACCAACCTGTTCCACTACACCGCCATCAACGGCGACAAGGGCACCAAGGGCTTTGACGGTCTGGACACGCTGCTTGTCGGCACTTCCACCGAGCTCAACGCGGACGCATCCAAGGCGATCGACCTGTCCACCTCGGCGGCGATCGACACCAACTACAAGACCGTGCTCGATATGCTCGACGAGTTCCTGTCCGAACTGGACGGCGTGCCGACCATGCTCATCGGCAATGCGGCGCTGCTGACCAAGATCCGCTCCTGCGCCCGCCGTGCCGGTTATCTGACCCACTCCGAGGACGCTTTCGGCCGTCAGATGAGCGGTTACAACGGCATTCCGTTCATGGATATGCAGTATTACTACGACACCTCCGAGAAGAAGGAAAAGCCGGTCGTGCCGATCACTTCGCGCGAATACGGCGCATCCTCGTCCAAGACCACCGTTACCGGTCTGACCGACCTGTACGCTGTCCGTCTGGGTCTGGACGGTTTCCACGCCGTATCTCCGATGGGCGGCAAGGTGATCTCGACCACGCTGCCGGATTTCTCTACCGCAGGCCCGGTCAAGGCCGGTGATGTCGAGATGGTAGCGGCAACCGTGCTCAAGAAGTCCCGCGCTGCCGGCGTGCTGCGTAACTTCAAGGTAAAGTGAGGTGCACATGATGTACAAGATCAAGGCACCGAGCGAGGAGTACGACCGCAAGATCGGCGGCGTGCAGTTCGTGAATGGTGAGGCGCAGACGGATAACGAGTGGCTTGCAAGCTGGTTCTCTGGCCGTACAGGCTTTACCGTAGAAACCGTGACCGCCGAGGAGGAAACCGAGCCGACCGAGGACAAACCGAGGGGGAAGCGCAGAAATGACAAGGGAAACGCTGATGCTGCGGGCGCAAAGCCTGCTGCCGAACCTGCCGCAGGAAACGCTTGAGTTCGCCTGCGATCTGGTGCTCGAGCAGATCTGTAACTACTGCAATCTGACCGAGGCGCCGGACGGCCTGACGAACACCGCAGCGCTTATGGTGCGCGGCCTGGTAAACAGCGTTCAGCTCCAGAACGAGAATATGCAGCCTGCCGCAAAGGGCGTGTCCAGAGGGGATACGTCCTTTTCCTTTGCGACGGCGGCAGAGCAGCTGGCGGCACTGGCAGGCTCGGGCGACTTCCTCACCGACTACAAGGCGCAGCTGAACGCCTATCGAAAGATGAGGTGGTAGTATGCTCGGCAATCCGGAGCTGGAACGGGCGCTGCTCGAGCAGACCTATGACGGCGTGATGACCGTCACCGGCACAAGCAAACAGGAAGTGGGCGGCGAAACCGTTGTTACGCCGGACGCGGTGCTGCACGAGAATATCCCGTGTGCGCTGTCGTTTTCCGGCACACCGGACAGCAGGACCGACGCGAACAGCGGTCAGATCAGCTATCAGGCGACGATCTACTGTGCGCCGGAGCTGGCGATTCCGGCGGGCTGCCGCATTGCGGTTCAGCAGTACGGCGCGACCTATCGGCTGAAATACAGCGGCGAAAGCGCGGTCTATCCGACCCATCAGCAGCTTTCTGCCGCCCGAGAGGAGCGAGCGTAATGGCAAGCTGGGGAAGCTGTGATTTTCACGAGCTGCGCGACTTAAACGAACGCATCAAAGCCGCTGCCAGCGAGCAAGAGATGGACACTTTCTACACCGGCCTGCTCGATGAGATGATGAACGGTCTGCTGACCGACGTCAAGGAGCTGACACCGGTTGACCGCGGTCATCTGCGGCGCAACTGGTTCATCACCAAGGCGAAGCGCAGCGGCAAACATTATCGTGCAGAAATCTACAACAACATTGAGTATGCACCGTATGTGGAGAACGGCCACCGGCAGGAGGTCGGACGGTACGTTCCGGCCATCGGTAAACGTCTTGTGAACGGCTTTGTCGAGGGCAAGCATATGCTGCGCGAGGGTCTGTTTGATCTCCAGAAAGAAGCGCCGGACTTTATCAAGACCAAAAGCGAGGAATTTCTCAGCCGCATGATGGAGGGCAAATGATTAACGTAGTACAGGAAATCGTCGATAAGCTGCGCACGGTCTATCCATCGGCGCAGTACGACATCTACACCGAGCGTATCGAGCAGGGCTTCTCTGCGCCGTGCTTCTCCATTCGGCAGCTGCGTGCGGACGTCACGCCGTACCCATCCGGCCTGCATGAGATCGTGCAGCACATGGACGTGCGGTTCTTCCCGTCGGACGGCCGTCCGCAGGAGCAGTGCCGAGAGACCGCACAGACGCTCACGCTGCTGCTGCGGCGCACGGAAAGCCTGCGCGGGAGCAATCTCTCGTGGGAAATTACAGACGAGGTGCTGCACTTCTTCGCGGATTACCGGCAGTTTGTTCGGGAAATCCTGGAAGATATTCCGATGGAGAATTTGCAGACTACCGTAGGAACGGAGAACGAAAATGGCAGTTAAACGCAAAACCGAGGCAGGAGCACCGGCGTTTACCGGCGCACAGTTCCTGACCTTTGACAGATACCGCGAGCGGCGCGACCTGCTGGGTGTGCTGCTCGACAGGGAACGGCGCTACACCTTTTCCGAGGTGGACGCGCTCATTGATAACTTTATGAAAGGCAAGGTGAATTAAATGGCTTTAGGCGGCGGTATGTATACCGTACAGAACAAGGTTCTGCCCGGTGCGTACATCAACTTTGTGTCGGCGGCTCGTGCGTCTGCGACCCTGGGCGACCGCGGCACGGCGGCTTTCCCGCTGTCCCTCGACTGGGGACCGGAGAACGAGGTCGTGACCATCGAGAACAGCGAGTTCCAGAAGGGCTCACTTGCGCTGACCGGCTACGCCTACACGGCGGACGAGCTGCGTCCGCTGCGCGAGATCTTCGCAAATGCCAAGACGCTGCACCTGTTCCGTCTGAACAGCGGCGGTGCAAAGGCAGCCTGCAAGTACGCGGAGGCGAAGTATCCGGGCAAGATCGGCAACGAACTGAAGATCGTGATTCAGCAGAACGAGGGCTTCACGGCATCGACGAACGAGGTCTACGACGTTTCGATCTACATCGGCACGACCCTTGTGGACACGCAGAAGGCAGTTAAGGCAGTTTCCGACCTTTCCGACAACGACTATCTGCACTGGAAGGGCAGCGAGGCGCTGACCGAGAACGCGGGCCTGCTGCTCACCGGCGGCACGACCGGCGCGGTGCAGGATGCAGCTTACCAGACGTTCCTCGACAAGATCGAGCCGTACAGCTTCAACGCGGTCGGCTGCGACACGAAGAACAGCACGGTCAAGGGTCTGTTCGCCAACTGGACGCGCCGCCTGCGTGATGAGCAGGGTGTGAAGTTCCAGTGCGTGCTGCATGGTTATCCCTCGGCAGACTATGAGGGCGTGATATCCGTCAAGAACGGTCTGGTCGGTGCATCTGACGACCCGTCGGCTGTCTACTGGACGACCGGCGCGGAAAGCGCGTGCGCGGTCAACCGCTCGATGACCAACTCGACCTACACCGGCGAGTACGACATCGACACGAACTACACCCAGACCCAGCTTGAAAAGGCGATCAAGGCCGGTGAGTTCACGTTTCACCGTGTCGGTGACCAGACGCGCGTGCTGACCGACATCAACACCTTTGTGTCCGTCACGGACGAAAAGAGCGCGGATTTCTCGTCCAATCAGGTCATGCGCGTACTCGACCAGATTGCGAATGACATTGCATCACTGTTTAACTCGAAGTACCTCGGCAAGGTGCAGAACGACGCAAGCGGCCGCGTGAGCCTGTGGAGCGACATTGTAGCGCACCACACTCAGCTCCAGACCATCCGCGCCATTGAGAACTTTGACAGCAGCAGCGTCACCGTGTCGCAGGGCGACATGAAGAAGTCTGTTGCGGTCGAGGACCATGTACAGCCGGTTTCCGCGATGGAGCAGCTCTACATGAAGGTAATCGTTGAATAAAGGAGGGAAAAGTCATGCTGAACGCTCCTGTTATGGAAGCAAATGATGCGGTATCCGGCTCGATGGCCGAGTGCTACGTCACCATTGACGGCAACCGCTACAATATGATGCAGCTGTACAGCTTTGAGTCGTCCGCGAAGGTCAATTCGCAGGACGTGAAAATCCTCGGCCGTACCGGCATCGGTAAGAAGCCAACCGGCTGGTCCGGTTCGTGGAAGGGCACGGCGCACTTTAACCAGAGCGTGTTTCGCCGCTGGTTCCTGACCTACTGCAAGACCGGCAGGATGACGCCGTTTGAGATTCAGGTGTCCAACGAGGACCCGTCCTCGTCTGCCGGCCGTCAGACCATCACGCACACCGGCTGCCTGATCGACAGCTCGATTCTGGCGAAGTTCGACGCAGGCGACAGTCTGCTTGACGAGGAGCTTTCCGGTACGTTCGACGGCTGGGATATGCCCGAGGAGTTTACCGAACTGTCCGGTATGGAATAAGGAGGAATTTGAACAATGGGTAATCTTACCGCATTTCTGGCGCAGAACGCCAAGCAGGTTGAAAACGTGAAGCTGGTCGTATCCGACCGCTTCACCGATGAGGACGGCAAGCCGCTCGAGTGGGAGGTACGCTGCATTTCCTCGCGTGAGGACGAAACACTGCGCCGCGACTGCCAGTACCGCGTACAGGTGCCGGGCAAGCGCGGCAGCTTCCGTCAGGAATTCGACAACGTGCTGTACCTTGCCAAGCTGGCAGCCGCCTGCACGGTTTATCCGAATCTCAACGATGCAGAACTGCAGGACAGCTACGGCGTGAAATGCGCCGAGGAGCTGATCTCGGCCATGCTGACGCCGGGCGAGTATACGAACTACACGGAAAAACTGTTCGACATCTGCGGCTTTGGTGACAAGCTCGATCTGGTGGAACAGGCAAAAAACTGATTCGGGACGGGGATGACGAGGCTTCCGTCGCACATTTCTGCCTGCAGGAGCTTCACATCCTGCCGTCCGCATTTTTGAGCCTACCGACGGAAGAGAGAGCCTTTATCACAGCTTCGTGCATTGTGCGAGGCGAGGAAGAGGAAAAGGCGCTGAATAAGACAAAACGAAGGAGGTGAGTTCTATGGCACTGTCCAACACCGTCCAGTTGCGCGACGGCATGAGTAATGTACTCAGCCGTATCGCGTCCAACCTGAGTGCGGTCAACGACCGGTTTGAGCGGATGCAGAACCTGACCGAACAGGCTGCACCGACCGGTCTGTATGCACAATTTAACAGCGAATTGACGGGTGTGCGTGAAGAACTCACCCGAACCGTGAGCGAAGTCGAGGAGCTGCGGAACGGCATGACCTCGGCGCAGCCGCCGGCAGAGAACCTGACGGCCTCACTTAAAAAGCTGGGCACCGCGTTCCTCGGCTCCAAGCTGGTGAGCGGTATCGTGAGTATGTCGGACGAAATGACGCAGACCACGGCGCGTCTGAATCTGATGAACGACGGTTTGCAAAGCACCGCCGACCTGCAGGAGCTGATCTATCAGTCGGCTATGCGTTCGCGCGGCGCGTACAACGCCACAGCGGATGCGGTCGCGAAGATGGGTCTGCTTGCCGGTGACGCATTCAGCAGCAATCAGGAAACGATCGCGTTTGTCGAGCAGCTGAACAAGCAGTTCAAGATCGCCGGCACCTCGGCAGAGGGACAGGCCGCCGCCATGCTGCAGATCACGCAGGCCATGGGCTCCGGTGTGCTGCGCGGTGAGGAGCTGAACTCGGTATTCGAGCAGGCACCGACCATCATTCAGTCGATTGCGGATTACCTCGGCGTATCGGTCGGTGAAATCCGCAACATGGCGCAGGAGGGCGAGCTGACGGCGAGCGTCGTCAAGTCCGCTCTGCTGTCCTCGGCAGAGGAAACCAACCAGAAATTCAACGAGATTCCGCTCACCTGGTCGGACGTCTGGACGCAGGCCAGCAACATGGCAATCATGGCATTGCAGCCGCTGCTCGAAGCCATCAACTGGGTGGCGAACAATATTGAGGTCATCGGCCCGCTGGTGCTTGCGGCTGCGGCAGCCTTTGCGCTGTTTGCGGTGGCCGCCAACTGGACGAAGATCTGTGCTGCGGCTACGAAGGCGCTGACCGCCGCACAGAAAATGCTCAATGCCGTGATGGCGCTCAACCCGATCGTGCTGATTATCGGCAGTATTATCATTCTCATCGGCGTGATTGCGGCGTATATCAACTACACGAACCGGGCGAAGAACGAAACAACGAGCGCCGTCGGCGTGATCTGCGGCCTGTTTGCGATGGCAGGCGCGTTCGTCTACAACATGTTCTATCTGCCGGTCTACAACGTCATTGCCGATCTTATCAACTTCCTCGGCAACGTGTTCCAGCATCCGATTGCGTCGATTGAGATTTTGTTTCTGCAGCTCAGTCAGTATGTTGTCGGTGTCATCCGCGGTATGGTGAGGACGATTGAGAAGCTCATCAACCTTATTCCGGGTGTGAAGATCAACATCACCAGCGGTCTGGACACGTTCTACGACAGCTACACGGACCGCATTCAGAAGATCAAGGATCAGTCCGGGTGGACGGAATATGTCAAACACAAGGAGAAGATCGAGTATTCGACGGCTTACGCCAACGGCTACAACTGGGGCGCAAACCTCCAGAACAGCATCTCCGAAAAGCTGGGCCTTGACCTGCCGGACGACCCGGCGACGGGCCTGCTGTCTAACATCGCGGACAACACTGCACAGATCGCGGACGATGTGAGCGTTTCCTCGGACGACATCAAGCTGCTGCGCGATATTGCCGAGCGGCAGGTCATCAACAAGTACACCACCGCCGAGATCAAGGTGGAAATGGTCAACCACAACAACATCTCGAACGAGATGGATCTGGATGGCGTAGTCAATTTGCTGGAAGCCAAGGTCACCGAGGCGCTTGTCACCAGTGCGGAAGGAGTGCACATCTAAATATGTACGAGTTTTACATGGACGGTGTGCGCCTTCCGGTCACGCCGAGTGCGCTGACCATCAAGATCAGCAACCAGAACAAGACCATCAACCTCATCAACGAGGGGCAGCGCAACATCATCAAGACACCCGGATTGAGCAAGTACAGCTTCAATGCGCTCCTGCCGAACAGGGAATACCCGTTTGCCTGTTACCCGAACGGCTACCAGCCGGCACAGTATTATATGTCACTGCTGGAAAAGCTCAAGCGCGAGTGCAAGCCGTTTGAGTTTTTGGTCATCCGCACGGACGACGCAGGCAATCTGCTGATGACGAACGACCCGGACAAGCCGCTCATGGTTTCGTTGGAAAGCTATGAACTGAGCGAGGACGCCGGTAGCTACGGCGTTGACGTGATGGCGAAAATCGAACTGCTGACTTATGTGGATGTCAAGACCAAGCTGATCGAGTTCAAAAAGAGCGAGAGCAGCAGCTCCACCACCAAGAAAGCGACTGTCACGCAGAAGCGCGACACTACGACTGCACCTAAGAACAAAACGTACACCGTCAAGTCCGGTGATACGCTGTGGGACATCGCTCGCGTGAAGCTGGGGAACGGCTCCAAGTGGACGAGTATTTACAGCCTGAATAAGGCTACCATTGAAGCCACAGCGAAGAAATACGGTAGATCGAGCAGCAGTAACGGTTGGTGGATTTATCCCGGAACCGTGCTCAAGTTGCCGGGTTAAGGAGGGGACGATATGGGTAAATATGTTTGGCCGTGTCCGTCCTACTCGCGCATTTCGAGCGGTTACGGAAACCGCGTACACCCAATTTACGGCACTGTCAAGTTTCATGATGGTGTTGACTTGGCAGCGGCATCGGGCGTGCCGATTCTCGCTTTTGGGTCGGGCACGGTAACGGTATCCGGTTTGAACGGAGGTTATGGTAACTACATCAGTATTAACCATGGCGGCGGTCTGATGAGTTTCTACGGACATTGCTCGAAACTGTATGTTTCAAAGGGCGCGAAAGTTTCCGCAGGTCAGAAAATCGCGGCCGTTGGTACAACTGGCAACTCGACCGGCTGTCACCTGCATTTTGGTATGCACTTGAACGGTTCGTCGGTCAATCCGCTGAACTATGTATCGTCGAAGGACACAGTATCTAACTATTCCGGCGCGAAGTCGGGCGGTACGGCAACGAATACTGTAAAGGCGTTATTCACGGCATACTATCCCGCGAATAACGCCATGGAGGGCGGTTTCCTTGACGCACTGGGAAACAGACTTGACCCGAGCAAGCATACCTGTGCTGCGCCGCCGTCTGTACCGTTCGGGACGAAAATCACCGTGCAGGGCACAGGTACGGCGCTTGACGGCGTGACCTACACCGTCAATGACCGCGGCGGCATGATTCAAATTGAGGGCGGCGTGTACCACTTCGATCTTTTGATGAGCAGCAATGCCGAGTGCAACCGCTGGGGCAAGAAGTACGGCAAAGCCGTCATCGGCGGCTCGGGCGGCTCGTCCGGCTCGACCTCTTCGGGCACGAGCACCGAGAAAGAGAAGAAGAAGGACATCACGACCGTTGTTGTTAAGTCCGTCACCGGCGCAGCAGGCACGCGCAAGGAGATCCTGCGGGATGTGCCGTCCTGCCAGATGCCAGGCGCGGAGCTGATCATCCAGAACAAAAACGGTCAGCTTCAGCAGCCGATGATCGAGGGCGACATCGTGTGGGAAACTACCCGCAGCGGCGCGGCGTCCTCGCTGACGTTTACGGTCGTCAAGGACGATACCCTCAACTTTCACGAGGGCAATCCAGTGTCGTTCCGGTTCAATGGCGCGAATGTGTTCTATGGCTACGTCTTTAAGAAGTCGCGCTCAGACAATCGGCTGATTAAGGTCACGGCCTATGACCAGCTGCGCTACTTCAAAAACAAAGACACAATTTCGTATGTCAATAAGACTTACGCCGATGTCCTCAAAATGCTGGCTGCGGACTACGGCCTCAAGGTCGGTACCGTGACCGACACCAAGTACAAAATCCCGCAGAGGATTGAGGAGGGCACGCTCTTTGACATGTTAGGTAACGCCAGTGACCTGACCATCATCAACACCGGCAAGGTGTATGTGCTCTACGACGATTTCGGCAAGTTGTGCCTCAAACCCTACGAGAGCCTGCTCCTGCCGCTCTACATCGACGAGGACACGGCGCAGGGTTACAGCTACACCTCGTCCATCGACAGCGACGTGTACAACCGCATCAAGCTGGCGTGGGACAACGACGAAACCGGCGTGCGAGAAGTCCACGTCATGAACAATACCGCCAGCCAGAGCAAATGGGGCACGCTCCAGTATTACGAAAAGCTGGACAACGCCCTCAACACCGCTGATTTGCAGACCAAGGCCAAGGCGTTGATGAAATACTACAACGTCATCCACCGCGAACTGACCATGCAGAAGGTGTTCGGGGATGTTCGGGCGCGTGCCGGTACTTCGGTCTGCGTCGGCATGGGCCTGGGCGACATCAACATCAAGAACTATATGTGTGTGGAGAAGGCTAAGCACACGTTCAGCAATGGCCTGTACACGATGGATTTGTATCTGAGCGGAATTCGAGGTGAGTTTAGTGCCTAATCTGATGGAATCTATGCGGCAGATTGCCGCGAACGAGCGTCAAGCCGCTTTGCCGACGACAATCTGCTTCGGCAAGGTGATTGCACTCTCGCCGTTCCGTGTGCAGATCGACCAGAAACTTGTACTCACCAAGGAGTTTTTTATCGTGAAAAGTGGCGTGAGCGCATCCTCGTTCAAGGTGGGCGATGTGCTCATCCTGTTCCGCAATGAGGGCGGGCAAAAGTACCTGATATTCGACAAGAAAGGGGCGCTGTAATGCTGCCGACAGAGTATAATGACGATCTCGTGCAGGATTTCGAGATTGAAACACAGCCTACGCGCACCTATGCGCTGCGGTTTGACGGCTACCCGTGTTCCGGCGGCAAGCTGGATGGACTGGAAGCCATGAAGCAGGCCATCTTCCTGATTCTTCAGACCGAACGGTTTCAGTACGCGATTTACAGCTGGAATTACGGCATTGAGCTGAACGCCCTGCTGGGTCAGACTATGACACCGTATCTACAAGCCAAGGTCGCCAAGGCGATTGAAGATGCGCTCATGGCAGATGATCGGGTGCTCTCGGTTGAGCAGTTCTCGTTCACCAAGGGCAAGCGCAGCCTACTTGTGAAATTTACGGTAACCACGACCGAGGGCGACGTGGAAAGCGAATTTGAGTTTGGAGGTGAAGCGGCATGATCGGACGATACTCGGACGAAATGACGTTTGACTACATTATGAATCGTATGCTGGAATCCGTGCCGGATACGGTCGATAAGCGCGAGGGCAGCATCATCTACGATGCGCTCTCACCGGCAGCCGCGGAGCTTGTCAAATGCTACATGGAACTTGATGTTGTCATGGACGAAACTTTTGTGGACACGGCAAGCCTGCAATACCTCATGCTGCGCTGCAAGGAACGCGGCGTAGCTATTCAAGGTGAAACGGCTGCTGTTATCGAGGGCGTGTTTACGCCGTCCAGTGTGGAGCTGACCGCGGGCCTGCGGTTCAACTGCGATGAGGTGAACTACACCATCACAGAAAAGATCTCGGCAGGTCACTACAAGCTGGAAGCTGAAACGCTCGGCACGGTCGGCAACAAGTACACCGGTCTGCTGTTACCGATCCAGACGGTCAACGGATTGGAAACCGCCCAGATTGCAGCGGTGCTCATTCCGGCCGAGGACGGCGACACGACCGACACGCTGCGCGAGAAATACTACGCCAGCATTGACGGTGAAGCGTTCGGCGGCAACGTGGCCGACTACCGCGAGAAGGTCAACGCGATTACAGGCGTGGGCGGTACCAAGGTCTACCCAGTCTGGAACGGCGGTGGTACGGTCAAGCTGACCATTATCGCGTCGGACTACACAGCACCCAGTACGGAGCTTATCAGCAAGGTACAGACTGCCATCGACCCTGAGCAGAACCACGGTGAAGGCATGGGTCTGGCGCCGATCGGACACACCGTAACTGTCACCGGCGCAAAGTACGCTGACCTCACTATTACAGCCAACGTCACTTTTGCCGCCGGTTGGAACTGGGAGAACGGCAAGTCGCAGCTTGTGAGCGCCGCTAATGCGTATCTTGATGAGTTGTGCAAAGCCTGGGCAGACAGCGAAACAACAGTGGTTCGTATCTCACAGATCGAAACGCACCTGCTGACCGCGGATTGCGTGGTCGACGTGGACGGCACAACGGTCAACGGCGATACCAAGAACATTGCACTGGCTGCGGACGAGATTCCGCGGCTGAGTACGATTGGCGGTGCGTCGTGAGAAAGAAGCTGCAAGACTACCTGCCGCCGATCCTGCTGAAAACCTACGAGTTTCCGCTTTTGTGCGACACTGAGCAGCCGGAGATTGACCGCCTGCGTGATGCCGCTGATGCGGTGCTCGATGCGCAGTTTATCAGTACCGCCGGTGAAACCGCCATTGCGCGCTACGAGAAGATCTTCGGCATTACGCCGATGGACACGGACACACTGGACGAGCGCCGGTTTAAGGTGCTCGCCAAGATCAATGCGCAGCTGCCGTTCTCGGTGCGCCGCCTGCGGCAGCAGCTTGAAACGCTCTGCGGTGCGGACGGCTACAAGCTGGAACTGGACGGCGGCAAATACACGCTAACCGTTAAGGTGGCGCTGACCGCAAAGCGCAATCAGCAGGCGGTCGAAGAACTGCTTGCCGACATTGTGCCTGCAAATATGGTCTGCACGACGTCGCTGCTGTATAACACATGGGAGCAGATCAAGAAATTGACATGGGGCGAGCTGAAAAAGCTCACCTGGCGAGAAATTAAGGAGGAGGTGCTGCCGGATGGAGCAAACACCTAACTATCATCTGAATAAACCCGGCTACGAGGAGTTCGGCGATGTTGAAGTGCTCAACCAGAACTTTGCCGCGATCGACACCGAGCTGAAAAATAATGCTGACGCGGTGGGCGAACGTGTCAAGACCACCGAACTGGCCGAGAAGGTTAAGCAGACCGTCAAGGACGGCAGCCTGGCCGCAAAGGATCTCGGCGCCGTATCAGCTGATACCAAGGGCAAGGCCAACGGTGTGGCAGGTCTGGACGGGAACGGCAAAGTGCCCTCCGGCCAGCTGCCCGAGATGAATTACGAGGGTAAGGGCGCCGTAGATACGCATAACAAGAGTTCAACAGCGCACGCTGCACTGTTTAAGGCAATTAACGATTTGCTTGCGGCGCACGTCAAGGACACCGGCAACCCGCACAAGGTCACACCGGCGCAGATTGGTGCTATCGCGCTGACCCTGCTCGGCCAGCCGAACGGTCCGGCGGTGCTGGATAAGGACGGCCGTCTGACCGCTGACCAGCTCGGCGGCATGATCGGCGGCGAGAGCGACAGCGGTACCGGTGAGCTGCAGGACACCGAGATGGAGGTCGGCACGATCACCAACACGGGCGCGGGATGGAATACCTACCATTTTAGAGAGGCGTTTGAGGGCATCCCGCAAGTTGTATGTCAGGCTGAGGACTTTGATGGCGTGGTGCTGGTCAAGGATATCACCGCAGAGAAATTTCTTTATTGCCTGCGGAAGCTCCAGACCGGCAGTTACTACACCGGCGACTCGACGGGCACCAATCCGTCGCACAGCGCGGCCACGTTGGTAAACGGTACGACGACCACGGCTGACGCAATCAAGATTAACTATGTAGCGATTGAATATGGAGGCGAGAGATAATGCTTGGCGTAAATCAGTCGGACTTTATGTCCTATATGAGCGCACTCAAAAGTAATTACCGAAAAGGCGTACACCGCATGGAGGCAATTCTGTCCAACCCGACCCACGCAAAGGAGTTTGCCGCCAACCTCGGTGGTGTGAGTGTCGTATTGGGCGTTCCGGTGGATCTGCCGGACCGCAACAGCGACAAGCTGCTTGAACTGCTGCTCGGCAGTGATGTGGCAGACGATGCCGTGCTGACGTGGATGCACCAGTTTTACGAGTTCACGGACTGGGACGATCTCATGAGCGATGCAGAGCGCTGCAAGGAGATGGCCAACAACCCGCTGATCTGGCGTGCGGCCGGCGGCAGCAAGCTGGCGGTTGGCAAGTCCATCGCTACGCTGGCGGGCCTGTCCTGCTCGGCGTATAAGGATATTGACGCCGTTGTAACCTCTCAGGTTGCTATGACGGCCATCATCGGCAACCCGACTGCACTCAATGCCGTGGTGACCTCTTCGGTTGCTATGACGGCTATTGTTAAATCGCCGGTAGCAATGGCTGCTATGTGGCGCAGCGACACCGCAATCAAAGCACTGCAGGCCAATGCGACAGCGTGGAAAACGTTTACCGGAGCGAGCAGCGCAGTTATGGGTAAGACCGTTGCAATCCTCGCTAATCTGGACCCGTCGGGCTATGCTGACATGACCGCGGTTGCAGCCTCTCAGGTTGCTATGGCGGCCATCATCGGCAACCCGACTGCACTCAATGCCGTGGTGACCTCTTCGGTTGCTATGACGGCCATCATCGGCAACCCGACTGCACTCAATGCCGTGGTGACCTCTTCGGTTGCTATGACGGCTGTAGCAGCTTCTCAGGTTGCTATGACGGCTGTAGCAGCTTCTCAGGTTGCTATGGCGGCTGTAGCAGCTTCTCAGGTTGCTATGGCGGCCGTGGCGGCCTCCAACACCGCTACAAAGACCATCGCCGCATCTCAGACCGCGTTGAACGCGATTGCGGGCAGTACAACGGCGCTGGATGCACTTTATGCCAAGAAAAGCCGCCTGACTGGTGCCAGCGCATCTAAATCCGGCAAATTTATTATTCTGCAAATTAGCAATGATAGTGTATTTAACACATCGAAGTACGGTTACGCAACTCTGTCTGATGGCAGCCAGCCCAGTTGGGAAAACTATAAAGGGAAATATGCTTTCTTTATGCAGTACAAGAAGATCGCCACATACATCAAAAACGATACCGAAGGTGATGACTGGATCGACTATTTTCCGTGCGGTTGA